CCAAGGCGCTAGAGAAGGTATATCTCCAGCAGAAAGAAAAGCTCAAAGTATAAGAGAGTTTTTAGGAGAAACAGGAAGAACCGTATCAAATAGAGATGCAGAGCTTTATGGTATGGGTGTTCTAAGTTTTGAAGATATAATGCAAAAGGCTGAACCTATTACCAATAGAAATCTAGAGCAACAAGAACAGATGTTTTTTCCTAAAGAAGAAAAATCGTTTAGAGACTTTCAAAGAGCATTTAAAGGTACTCGTATGGGTGATGTTCTTTCTTATTTACCCGATCAATTGCAAGTTGCTGATTATATGAATTATAAAAGAGAACAAGGATCTCTTGACGACATACTTGAAGATTTAGAAAAAAAAAACTAGATAACGACTCCGAAGATGATCTTACGGTAAAAGACTTTACCGACATTATCTTTGATCCTTTTAATCCCGTAGACTACGCATCCCTTGGTGCTGGACCAGGAGGTAAACTCGCTATATCTGCAAATAAAGCTAGAAAGCTTTTAGACAGGATAAAAGATTTAAAAGTTAAAGAAAATAAAGCTATTGGTGATTATCAAAGAGGCAAAGCTCAATTAGGTGCAAACGAACCTCAAGGCGGAGATTTAATGAAGAAATCCTCAAAGAAATATTCTGATCTAACAAAACAAAGAGAAAAGTTAGAAAAACAATTACTAAAAGAAAAAGATTTTGAAGGTAATGAATACCTTTTAGGAACTAAGTTTTCTAAAGATGTGAAGCCTGCACCTGGTTATGAAATTATTGCACGTCCAAGGGCAGATAAAGTAAATAAATCAGCAATACTTACACAAAGAAAAATAACAAATCCAAAGCAGAGGTAAAGAGCGTGGCGACTAGAGCAGAGGTACTTGAGAAACTAAAGACGGCAGCTTCCGAAGGTAACATTCGTGAAGCTTATCGTGAGTTTGAAGAACTGCCGATAGTAGATCAGTTAGCGATTAGTGTTTCTCCTGGCGTAGGAGATGCGTTAGCAGTTTACGAAGTTGGAGAGTTTGCACAAAGAGGATCTGAAAGCTTAGAGGAAGATGAGTTCCTTGGAGCCTTGGGTAATTACGGTTTATCGGCGTTAGCCGCTGCCAGCTTGATACCTATCTTTAGATTCTTTAGAGGTGCCAGAGCTATAAAGGCAGCCCCTACGGAAGAAATTAAACTGCTACCAGACCTAGAACCTACCAAGGTTGTAGAGGAGGCTACGAAGGATGTACCTATACCGAAGGTTGAAGAGTTCAAACCGTTATCATTAGATGAACAGATGTACCCAGGTACTATGTTTGATAATAAAATAGAATACCCTGCTGATTTTCCTCAACCTAATTTTGCAACTAAAGGATTAACTTCAAAGGCCGCTAAGTTTGTAAATACAAGCAAGAAACTACCGAATCAAGGTAAAGCACAAGCGTTTATAAACGCAATTAAAAAAAGTGGAGTACCGGAAGGTGAACTAAGATTGCTTAACTTAATTGATGAGACGGGTGAAATACATCCTAAGTTGATGAGTGAGCTTGAAATAAGGAATCCTCAAGGCAAGATTACCCGACAGAGATTAGCTAACTATATTAAATCCAATCAACAAGGTGCATTAAGTAGAAGGCGTATAAATAATAATCAATTTGCAGAACGTGTAGATACACCTGGTGCTTCTGCAATAAAAGAAAACACTTATCACGTAAGAGGTACAGACAGAAAAGGCAGGTTTGATCATTACAGCAGTATTGATGAACATAAAGATAATTTTGTTTTTGACAGTATTGCTAATCTAGATTTAAGAGAAGCTGCTGGTGATATTGATTTAGATTCTATAGATAAGGTAAGAGGTTTTGTAGGCGGCAATAGTTTGTTGAACATATCAAGAATACAATCTGATTACGCAGAAGAGCTTGGTGAGCTAGCTTCAAGAAATAAACAGGATCAAATTGATAGAATTCGAGCCTCTGATGAATACAGGACTATTTCTAATAATATATTAGATGATTCAAATCTAAATGACTTAAATTTTGCTATGTCAGCGATAGAAGCAACCGTTAGACAGGCCTCAGATTTATCTCCAGTTAAGCTTAGAGACAAGTTATTTAAAGATATGTTAAATGACAAAACTCCTGTGGGTAAATTATATAAAGAAGCAGTAGATGAAAATGATGATTTTGCAGATGTTGATATTGGAAGTCTTATAAAGCCTGAATATTTTGAGAAACTAATACCTGTAGTTAAGAAAGCTCAAGCAGACTTTCCATTAACACCTTACGTAGATTCTAAAAAAGTAGCTGCTTTAAAGAAAGATCTTAATACATACAACCAAAACGTACCTAAAATAAATAAGCTAGCTAGAGAAAAGTTTGAAATACTAAAGGAACGCAAGGCATCTGGGTTAACACCTGAATCACCCTCTTATTTGAAAATAGACGAAGATCTAGCAGAAATAGATAAACAAATATCAGATATATTTCCTGAAGGCGTATTCAATAAATTTGATGGATATACTTTAAGCAAAACAGATCTAGAAGAAACTACAGGCAAACCTTTTACTGAATCGCTTGGTAAAAGTATAGATGAAATATTCTACGACTTAGAACGTCTAAGAGGTGGAGATACAGGACCCATAAGACAAAAGTATGGACCAGGCACTCCTGAAGAAAGAGCTTTGAAATACTTTAATGAATTAGTTAATAATAGCGACCAAACTTTTAATCTTGGTAATGGGTTATTTATGCTTAAAAAAGCTACTAAGATTAATCCTGATCTACTCAAAGGTTATGCAATAGATCCTTACGCTAAAAGAGCGAGAAGTGATGTTACCAAGTTCCCCATAAGGTCTAACTTCTTGAGAGCAGTTACAGAAGGTAAGGATGGTATGTACCTGGATTCAGCTACTAAAAGGCTTGGAAAAGAGGGGGGTAGTCAATATGACATATTGCAAACCACCTACAAAGAAGCTGAAAATGAAATAGCAAAAATTATCAAAGAGTTGGGTGAAGATCCCAAAAAATACGTTAGAAAGTTTGATGATGTAGATGGAGATCTTGATGGTACTTACGTTAAGATTGATGACCAAATAAGAGATTTAGTAAAAGACAAAGGCGTAGACGCATTTAAAGATGGTGGTCCTGTCAGTATAGATAATATGTTAGCTAACTTATGAACCTAGCCCACCTCTCTGATCAAGAGATTAAAGAAACCTTAGTTCTGAAAGAACGTCTAGAACTACTTAAAAAACAAAGTGGTTGCCAAGAAACATTCTTAGATTTTATAAATCATATGTGGCCCGAGTTTATTTGTGGTCGTCACCATAGGATATTTGCAGAAAAGCTAGAGGATGTTGCTAATGGTAAGTGCAACAGGCTTATCATCAATATGCCGCCAAGACATACGAAGTCTGAGTTCTGTTCTACCTACTTCCCTGCTTGGATTATGGGTAAACAGCCAAAACGTAAGATTATGCAAACAACGCATACCGGAGAACTAGCTGTACGATTTGGTCGTAAGGTTCGTAACATGATGGATACGGACGAATACAGACAGATATTTCCAAAGGTTAATTTACAGGCAGACTCTAAATCAGCTGGTCGTTGGGAAACTGACAAAGGTGGCGAATACTTTGCCGCAGGTGTCGGAGGAGCGATTACGGGTCGTGGTGCGGATCTATTGATTATTGACGATCCACATTCAGAGCAAGATGCTCTTAGCCCTACTGCTATGGAAGCATGTTGGGAATGGTACACATCTGGACCTAGACAGCGTTTGCAACCAGGTGGAGCTATCATACTGGTAATGACACGTTGGAGTTCTATAGATCTAACCGCAAAGTTATTAGACTCTCAGAAAGAACTATCGGCTGACCAATGGGAAGTAGTAGAGTTCCCTGCTATCTTTCCAGAAACCAATAACGCTTTGTGGCCTGAGTTCTGGTCTATGGAAGAGCTAGAAAAAGTAAAAGCATCTTTGCCAGTACAAAAATGGAATGCACAATGGATGCAGACTCCTACATCTGAAGAAGGATCTATTGTTAAAAGAGAGTGGTGGAAAACTTGGGAGAGTGAAGTTTTACCGCCAGTTAGTTATATCATTCAAAGTTATGATACTGCTTTTAGTAAGAAAGAGAATGCAGACTACTCTGCCATATCAACGTGGGGTGTATTTAGACCTACACCTGATTCACCTGATTGCATAATACTATTGGATGCACAAAAGGATCGTTGGGACTTCCCAGAGTTAAAACGTGTGGCATATGAAGAATACCAGTACTGGGAACCTGATATGGTTTTGATAGAAGCCAAGGCATCTGGAACACCTTTAACACATGAACTTAGAAGACTGGGTATACCTGTGGTTAATTACTCTCCGACCAGAGGACATGATAAATCTACAAGGATGCATTCGGTTGCACCTATCTTTGAGTCTGGTTTGGTATATGCACCTGAAAGAAAGTTCGCAGATGAAATGATAGAGGAGTGTGCGTCTTTTCCTTTTGGTAAAAATGATGACCTATGTGATACTATGACGCAAGCTCTAATGAGATTTAGGGAGGGTGGTTTAGTTTCCCTTGATGATGATTACTCAGATGGAGAGAAAGCACCAGTAAGGAGAGTATATTACTAGGATTATGGCGATAGAAAAAGATATAAACCCAACAGTACTTAACGAACAGAATCAAGTACCGCTTGGTCAAGAAGACATGAGTGTTGCTATAGAAGCAATAAAAGACAGAGGTACTGAGGGTTTCCAAATGCAAGAGGATGGTAGTGCTATCCTTGAAGCTACTATGGTTGAAGAAATAGATACAGATTTTGATAGCAACCTAGCCGAAGTTTTAGATCCTCAAGATTTAAGAAACATATCTAACGAACTAATTGCTGGTATAGAAAAAGACAAAGCTTCAAGAGAAGACTGGGAAAAAACATATAAAGACGGTTTAGAGTATTTAGGTATGCGCTTTGATGAAGAAAGATCAGAGCCTTTTGCTGGTGCTAGTGGTGTGATTCATCCTTTGTTAGGAGAAGCAGTTACAACCTTCCAAGCTCAAGCTTACAAAGAATTATTACCGGCAGGTGGTCCTGTAAAGACACAAGTTATAGGAGCATACGATTCACTAGCTGAAGAACAAGCCCAAAGGGTAAAAGAGTTCATGAACTATCAAATAACTCATGTTATGGAGGAGTTTGATGAAGAACTAGATCAAATGCTTTTCTATCTGCCCTTGGCAGGATCTGCATTCAAAAAGGTTTATTATGATGAAGGTCTTGGTAGGGCCGTATCAAAGTTTGTAGCACCCGAAGATCTTATAGTTCCCTACTACACTACTGATCTTGAAACATGCAACAGAATTACAAATGTCATCAAGATCTCAGAGAATGAAGTTAGAAAGCTTCAGTCTGTAGGATTTTACAAAAAAATAGATATAAGTAGTGGTGATAGTGCTGATGAGTATAGCGGCGTAAAAGAGGAGATAGACAAGCTATCTGGTATGGAGCCTTCATATGATGATGGAGAAGTATCTTTACTATACGAAGTACATTGCAATCTAGAGCTAGACGGTTTTGAGGATACAGACGATGAAGGTCAACCAACAGGTGTAAAATTACCGTATATAGTCACTATTGATGCAAACTCAAACGATATACTCTCTGTTAGAAGAAACTACAGAGAAGATGATCCTCTTAAAAATAAAATAGAATACTTTGTTCATTTTAAGTTTTTACCTGGTCTAGGATTCTATGGCTTTGGTCTAACACATATGATTGGCGGTTTATCCAAAGCATCAACCTCAATAATGCGTCAGCTGATTGATGCAGGAACTTTGGCTAACTTGCCTGCTGGTTTTAAAACTAGAGGTATAAGAATCAGGGATGAAGATACTCCCATACAGCCAGGTGAGTTTAGAGACGTAGACGCTCCAGGTGGATCTCTACGTGATTCAATACAACCGTTACCTTTCAAAGAGCCTAGTGGCACCTTACTGCAACTGTTGAATATATTGGTGAACTCAGGACAAAAGTTTGCATCTATTGCTGAAATAAATACAGGACAAGGTAATCCAAACGCACCTGTAGGTACAACACTAGCATTACTAGAAAGATCTACTAAGGTATTGTCTGCAATACATAAACGTTTACATAACTCACAAAAGAAAGAATTTAAAATACTGTCTAATGTTTTCCAAGAGTATTTACCGCAGGAATATCCATACGCTGTAGCAAACAACGAAACAACCATCAAACTATCTGACTTTGATGAAAAGGTTGATATATTCCCAATATCTAATCCTGACATATTTAGTCAATCTCAAAGGATTGCTATGGCACAAGAGATGATGCAGTTGGTTCAATCTAATCCTCAAGTACATGGACCTAACGGTACATATGAAGCTTACAAAAGAATGTACGCGGCTATAGGTGTTGATAACGTAGAGCAAATACTTACACCTCCACCTCCTACAGATCCTATGCCTTTAGAGGCTGGGTTTGAAAATAATCAATTGTTGTTAGGTCAACAAGCTCAAGCATTTCCACAACAAAATCATGATGCACATATTGCTATACATATGTCTTTGTTGAATACACCTCCGGTGCAAATGAATGCACAAGTACAAGCTTTGATTCATTCACATATCATGCAACATCTACAGATGAAGGCTGATATTCTTGGTGAGCAACAAATGCCACCAGAAGTTATGCAACAGTTCCAACAATTACAACAACAAGCTCAACAGGCATCTCCACAAGAAGCACAAAACTTATCCTTACAGGCAGGAGATTTATTGGCACAATTCTCATCACCTATACTTGCTGAACTGTTAGTTGAATATAATCAAAAGGTTTCAGCACCACAGGATGAAGATCCATTAGTAGCTATCAGAAAACAGGAACTTGCGTTGAAAGGTCAAGAGCTATCTATAGAACAACAACAGTTTTTAGCGGCTGAACAAAGAAAAGCTCAAGAAGCTCAACAAAGAATTAATGTGGATAGAGAAAGGATAGATACTCAAGAAGACATTGCAGAGCTTAGAGATGATACGGCTAGGGCTAGGTTGGAACAACAAAGAGCCTTCAAGCTTATGGAACAAGCTAACAAACAACAGTAGTGCCTAAGACTTTTGACGTTCAAAGAATACAAGGTGTTAAGAAAAAAACATCTATAGGCAACAGCGCCTTGAGCAGAGGTGCAGGTACCAACAAAAGAAAAACCAAAAAGAAGTACCGAGGGCAAGGTAAATAAAAACTTGCAAATAATTTATTTGTCCTTAATAATTGCTGACATGATTAAAAGAACTGATATTAACCAACAAAAAACTCCTACTGTAATGAAGAATAAAAATCCTTACAGTAACAAAGGTTCTGTTTCTCTTAAAACAGACGCAGGTACTTTTGATGCCAATACAACACCTAAACCTGGAATGGGTAAAGGTAAAGCACGAGGAATGGGTGCTGCTGAATTTGGTGGTAAGTTTTCTGGTGTTTATTAGGTGTCAGTAGTTTGGATAAGCCAAAAGTTTCTAAAAGAGATTGAGGCCCAAAAGGAAAGCGTAAAAGACACAATCTTGGCTGGCACCAAAGATTTTGCGCAATATCAGTATCTGTGTGGACGTTACAGTTCTCTGGTTGACACAGAAAATACATATAGAGAACTGCTAGGAAAAATACAAGAAGATGTCGAAGATACACGTACCTGAACATGTTGCCCAGGCAATAGAAGAAGAGAACGCACAAGAACCAGAAACTCCAAAAACAGAAGAAACTCAACAAGAAGAAATACTACCCTACGTAGAACAGTCGGCTAGAGTTTTAGATCCAACCCTTTTAGACAAATCAATTTTAGAAAGAATGCCTCAACCTACAGGTTGGAGGATACTTATTCTTCCTTACAAAGGAAAAGCAGTAACTGATGGTGGAATACACCTAGTACAATCACAAGTTGATAGAGAATCTCTAGCAACCGTTGTGGGGTACGTAGTTAAAATGGGTCCTGATTGCTATAAAGACTCCAGTAAATTTACTGAGGCTTGGTGTCAGGAGAAACAATGGGTATTGATCGGTAGATATGCTGGCGCTCGTTTCAAACTCGGAGATGAATCTGAATGCAGAATCATTAATGATGATGAAGTTATCGCTACCATATTAGATCCCGATGATATTCTTGCAGTATAAGGAGTAAAAATGAATGAAGAAGCAAAGCAAGAAGAGCTAGTAGAAGAAGGGGAGATTGTAGAAGTAGATCTTCCTGAAGAAAAACCTAGCGGTAAGATAGCTGATCTTGCTACACCAGAAGAAACTGACGAAGAAGCAGAAAAAGCTATTGAGGATGTTTCAGAAGAACCACAACAAAAGTCTGAAGATGAATTAGAAGATTATTCTGAAAAGGTTAAGAAGAGGATTGGCAATCTTACTCGTAAACTAAGAGAAGCCGAAAGAGGTCAAGAATCTGCTTATGAGTATGCAAAAAGAATTGCAGAAGAAAACCAAGTTTTAAAGAGTAGATCTACATCTTTAGATAAATCTTATCTTAATGAAGCAGAAAGCAGGCTCAAATCGCAAAAGGCTCAAGCATTAGCGGCTTTAAAAAATGCACACGAAGTTGCAGATTATGACAAGGTTGCAAAAGCTCAAGAGGTTCTTGCAAAGATAGCCGTAGAAGAGAATAAAGTTTCTGAATCTAAGGTTGTTATTGAGCAGCAAGAAGAACAACAAGTTGACTATCAAAATTACTATCCTAATCAGGCCCTTCAAAATCAAACTCAACAAGCTGCTGTTCCAGAGTTAGTTGGAAGAGATAAAGAGTGGGTTGAAAATAACGAATGGTTTGGTCAGGACGAAGTAATGACTATGGGTGCTATGGCAATCAACAAACAATTAGAAAGTGAAGGGTTTGACCTTGGTTCAGAAGAGTACTATAGTGAGGTTGATAAGAGAATTCGTGAAGAATTCCCGCAGAAGTTTAATGAATCTTCTGTTAAATCTAAGCCTCAACAAAAAGTGGCTTCAGCGGGTAGGGTAGCTGGTAATACTAGCTCCAATAAAAGACAAGTTAAATTGTCTCCCTCCGAAGTACAAATGGCTAAAAGATTAAACGTACCCTTAGATGAGTACGCTAAATATGTTAAAAGGTAAAACTATGACAGAAGATAAAAAAGATATAAACAGAACACCACGTTCTGCCGACACTCGAGCTAAAAAAGTTGCTCGCAAACCATGGAGTCCACCATCAATGTTGGATACTCCTCCTGCCCCTGAAGGTTATACTTACAGGTGGATTAGAGCCGAACTTGCAGGCGGTGAAGATAGAAAAAATGTAACATCAAGGCTAAGAGAAGGTTTCGATCTTGTCAGAGCCGATGAGTTAGAAGGATTCGAACTTCCCACCTTAGATGACGGTAAACATGCAGGAGTAGTGTCAGTTGGCGGTTTGCTGCTGGCTAAGATTCCTAATGAAACGCGCGAAGAAAGAAACTCCTACTTTGAAGGTCGTGCGCAAACACAGCAAGACGCTGTAGATAATGATCTTTTAAGGGAATCAGATCCAAACTCTCCAATCTTGAACCCGGAGAGGTCAAGCAAAGTAACTTTTGGAGGTGGTCAACGAAGTTGATCATCATTTTTTAATTTTAAATAATATAGGTAACTTATTATGGCTAATAAAGATGCCCCATTTGGAGCAAGATTAGTAGGCAAATTAGGTTCTGGTGTAACCTCTAACGGTTTAACAGAATACAAAATTGCCTCTGGTGCTTCAGGGAATATTTTTTCAGGTGATTTAGTTAAAATGACCAACGCAGGTACTATACTTGTAGCTGCTGCTGGTGATGAGTCCATAGGTGTATTTAGAGGATGTCAATTTACCGATACAAACGGTGATGTTGTATTCAAATCTTTTTTCCCCGATGGAACTGTAGCATCTGATATTGTAGCTTTCGTAGTAGATGACCCTAATGCTGTATTTGAAATTCAGAGTGCCGGTTCTCCAGCGCAGACTGATGTAGGCTTAAATGCAGATATTTCTTACACCGCAGGATCTACCAAAACTGGTATGTCCGCAGTAGAACTATCTGGAACAACAGCCGCAACAACTGCGACTTTTAGGATTATGGGCTTTTCTTCTGATCCAGATAATAGCACTACAGGTTCAGCTAATGTGAATGTTATAGTGAAGTTTAATGAGCATTTCTATGTTGATCCTACAGGAGTTTAATAATGGCAATTAATAGATCGCAATTAGCGAAAGAACTAGAGCCAGGCTTAAATGCCTTGTTCGGCATGGAATATGCTAGGTATGAAGCAGAGCATACAGAAATCTTTGATACAGAGAGTTCTGATAGAGCGTTTGAAGAAGAAACTTTGATCGTTGGGTTTGGTAATGCTGAAGTAAAATCAGAAGGTAGTGGAGTCAGATTTGACAGCGCTAACGAAGGTTATACTTCTCGTTACACTCACGAGACGGTTGCTTTGGCATTCGCACTAACAGAAGAAGCTGTTGAAGATAATCTGTATGATCGTCTTGGTGCTAGATACACTAAAGCACTAGCTAGATCTATGGCTAATACAAAGCAAATCAAAGCTGCTGCTGTATTGAACAATGCGTTCTCTACAACAGGCGGAGATGGCAAAGTATTAATCGCTACAGATCACCCGCTAGGCGGTGGTGGTTCTCTGGCCAATAGAGCTACAACTATGGCGGATCTTAATGAAACTTCTCTTGAAGATGCATTAATTAGTATCTCTACATTTACTGATGATAGAGGTCTTAATATTGCACTAAGAGGAATGAAATTAATTGTTCCACCTCAGTTGCAGTTTGTTGCTGACAGACTCTTACAAACCCCAGGGAGAGTAGGAACATCTGACAATGACATTAACTCTATTAGAAATCAGGGAATGATTCCTGATGGCTATGTTGTAAATCATTATCTAACAGATACAGATGCTTTCTTCTTGAAAACAGACTGTCCTGATGGATTTAAGTATTTTGAAAGATCTCCAATGCAAACTGCATTAGAAGGTGATTTCGATACTGGAAACATGAGATACAAAGCTAGAGAAAGATATTCATTCGGATATTCTAACTTCAGAGCCGT